AATTAATACTTTCAACATAGACTTCGTAATTAATCAAATACATAGTATCTTGCGCCAAGGGCCATGGATCAATATCTAATTGGAAATTCTTTACTCTACTTGTATTTAACGAGCCACTTGGCTTCATCCATTTTGATGTATCTAAGGCAAAACTGTAAATTGCTAGGCCATCTGGAAATACACCCGTAGCATATTTCCAGGAACTCAGTTCATTAAAATACTGAAATGGTTTTATTTCCTGTACTTCGTTACCATCACAAACAATTCTTATATTTCTAATAATATCTTGTTGCATTGATGGAACATTCAAGCCCGAATAACCACCCATTGGAACGGCAGAAATAGCAGGAATAAACGGCGCCTTTCCATATCTCCACCAATTGGTATAGTTAGTCCAGGCATTGAGATACTGTGTTGAATCAGATCTTCTAGGAATTACAATAATGCGAGGAACCGGATTATGTGTGTAGAGGTCAAATAATTGCCTACTAGAAATACTTGGAAATGGATAATTTGTAACTTGTCTGACAATATAACTCAATGGCTTGGACGCAAATGTTTTACGTTCACTATCAGTTAAATATACATATGTAGCCTGTAATCTAGGATTGAGTGGCCATGTGTTCATTTTAGGAACGGCATATCCAATATCAGTTAGATACTGGTTAATATATATCCCCTGTTCAGGATTTTGTATATACCCAACATTGCCCATTTGTAGCTGTGCTTTAGAAGCATTTACCATGAATTCTGGACGAACTCTATAACCAGATGGATCTAAGACAGTATAGAGATCTCTAATAGGTCTTAAAGTAAGTTGAACTTCACATTCGTGATATTGTAACGCAATCAATGGTAGAGCTAGGCCAGAATTCTGCGAAAACCAGAATGATAAGGGTAGTGTAATATCGCGGCCAGGAATAGAAGGAAAATTGTTCTGTTCCTTAATTGCTGGGTCAAAATTTTTATACACACTCGGATAATAACCAGGTGTTCTTATAATTGAACTTTCTCCAGCGCCGGAATATTGGCCGTTTGCAGGATCATAGAGTTCAGGAACATCGCCAATTAATTGTTGCCACTTGTTATACTGTGTTTCATCCTGATCAGTAAAAGCAGTTGATATAATATAATCACTGTCAAATTGCTGAACCTGCGTTCCTCCAATCAAGAAGGTAGCACTCTGAATAATCTGTGCTCCAATATAGCGGACCCACTGGAAATTGTATTGCGAACGCCCATTGGTAGGACCTGGTAAATTAGGATCGAAATATTTAGAGTAAATATCGGGTAATGTAAATGTAAAATACAAATCAGATAGTAAATCAGCTACGCGTTGGATCTTAGCACGAAGTTTAATAGGTTCATCAAAGAACAATTCTTGCGGGCCCTCGAGTGGAAGTGTAACAGATTCGAAGGAAAAATGACTATATTTCTTTAAAACCATATAGAAATAGGTGAAATCCGGATTTCCACTTAGAATCACGTTTTGAGCGCCGTAGGCGACTAATATATATAATCCACCGCCAGGCATATCTCTTCTTGTTCTTACGAAAGAAGAAGAGATACGTTTTAGACCGCTGAATAGGGGCTTTGGCGAAGCCATTGCCCCTATGACCCCATTTATAGAAATCTATAAGTCTAGGAACTTAATTGAACGGGTCATAGTTAGCGTAGGAAAGAGCCCTATCCCTTTATGGGCCTTGACGGTTAGCCCACCATGTGTCTGATAAGTAAGGAACCATCGACATATCAGGGCTATCCATTACCGTAGAAGGTTGCATATTAATGAGAGACTGAATTTCACTATATGTCAAAGCATAACCAAAATAGTATACTCTGCTAATCATACCCTTCACAGCTCCATCAAATTCCATTGTTGAGGCAGGCTGTGAACCCATGAATTCAAGATCATTCTCTAGTGAGGTTGTAATTGTCTTATTGAGTGTAATTCTACGAGGGCTAAAAGCATATACGTTACCATAGTTCTGGTAAGGAGGTGTATTGTTTGATAATGCCATCTTCTTCTTCAAGTTTCCATTAATGTAGAGGTATAATGTATTACCCTTACATGTTAGTGTTAAGTGGAACCACTTGTCGACAGGGATATTCTCAATCTCTGCATAATTGTCCCATGTATCGAAGCAATTCATGAAGACACGTAACTTATTCGTATCACCCCAGCAGAAGATACCAGGTCCTAGTAAAGGATATACTTGTCCGTATCCCTTGTGTAAAATGTGATATAATTTGTGCTCACCCTTTGAGAATGTATCACTCTTAATATTAATGAACATTGCATAGCTGAATTCTACGCCGGAACGCTGGTTATCAGAGAAATATATTGTCTTTGATGCAGGGTTTAGAGGGTTTTGTAGTGCTGTTAACATCTTAGCACCGGACACGTATGTGTTAGGGAAAAGTTCTACGCGATCCTTAAACATGGCCATAAATGAGTTATAGATATACTCACCCACAGACAATGAAATATATAGAGCCATAACTATAGCCACGCCACTAAGTATCTGTGATAAGGGGTCTGTACCTGTCATTGAAACACCAGTGGCTTCCATCTACCTTTGACTCCTTAAAATAAGCACTCTTGATATCACATGTAAAATATAAATTACACATATGATATTTTAAATCCATATTGCTTATTCAGTTGATGTACTGAAGATCGTTGAGCCCTTTCGCTTGATATCGAGCGAATAGCTACCTGGGTCCAAACTACTGAAGGAGAACCCTGCGAAAGGACCCTCCTGATAGTAGGAGTACACTCTATCCGGGGAATATGCGAAATTAGCAGCACGTGTCATTCCAATTATGCCACCAAACCCATCAGGGCCACCGAGTTTTAGCGTGGGTGTCTCACCATCTACCTTGAATAGGCCGTCTAGTAAACAGTTGCGAGAGAGCTTACCATCAATGTATATATCAATTGTGCGACCTGTTAGAACAGCCGTGATATTTACCCACTTCTGTAAGTCAACCTGTTCAATGTCACACTTCTTGAAATCGGGGGATGAGTCGGTGTAAGGAGATGTTCCTGCAACAATGGCCGCATAATCACGTGCGAATGTTAGATCTCCATTCTTATTGTCGGCTGATTCGACACTTACACGAACACCAAGTTTATTGGTGTATTGCCCTAGATACATGACTAGTGTCATTACACCAGAAGCCTCTGGAGAACCACCGGATAGAACCAAAAATGGCTTGTTCTTACCCTTATTAATACCCCAGTTAGTTACATATATCCATGTGCTAATAGAATACTCGCCACCAGCATATATTTGAGGGACTTGGGTGCCAGAAAAGACCTTAGCAGTCTTATCCTTTGCAGGTAGTCCATCGCTTGGTGAACTATAAATGACCATGTCCTGCATGTCACTGTTACCATAGAGCCACTTCCACAAGTAAAAAAGTGCTATTACGATTACGATTGCTAAAACAGCCATTATAACCATTTGTGAAGGTTCCATTCTATTTTAAGAAACAGTTTATGCGTAGGGGGACGACCACTGTTCTAGAGGACCCGCTTTCTTAGGTTTTGTGCAATTTCCACCCGGACACCACATTCCAATGTTTGGTAAAGATGGCATGATAGGCTGGAATATAGACATCATTGTAAATGGAACATAAGGTTTACCAGAGGTATCAACTGAATTCCTTGTTAATTCACGTATTTCATTTGTCTTCATAGCATAAGGAGCAAGACTTAATAAGGAGATCGTTCCTCCTAGCCTCTTGTCACCAACTCTTAATGGTTGTGTATCATCAAAATCAGGCATTGCCGTACATGTATGGCTTACCGCAAGAGTTCCATTCAAATATACATTAAATCTTCGCCCATTCTTTACGATGACCACTGCAGTCCATCTCTGTAGAGGAAAGTTAGGTATCTCTGCATATTCAGGATTTTGATACCCTTTTACAAAAATCTCTAGACGAGCTGGGGCCATGTTCAATCCACGACCTGCATCAGGAGCTACTAGAAGTTGAAAGGTTTGCTTTGAGCCAATTTGTACTACCTGTGCATATTCATTACCTGATTGTGCTGTTCTGTCTACAAGTGTTGGGTTGATATAGAAAATTAGTGAAGAACCGGAACTGGATGTCCAAGGACCCTTTAGCTCTTCACTAGTGATTATCTGAACTGGTTTGGTTAGTGATACCTCATCGTCCTTGCCAATACGCTCAAAGGGTTTCGGAAGCATTAGATACGCAAGAAGCAAATAAATTAAAAATGATACAACTGAAATTATAGCTATCCCTACAAGGATATTCATCTATTCATAGTCATCAAAATCAAAATGAAAGGTAAAGGTAAAATCACCGTATGTACGTGTAAGTGTAACTTCCTCCATTATATATCTTATCATGTAATTATTTTTAAGCCAATAGTATGTTCAGCATAGATTATGAAAGAAGGCTTATTTTCATTCAATAATAGTAGCGTTGCATTCACATCACCCGCCTCAATCCACCCCTTTATTACACGCTGAACATCTGTAAATAATCCGGGTATGAGTTTTATGATATAGTCAGATTTAGAAGGATCCAGTGGATCCACGTTGTGATTTAATACAAAGGACCGTTTAATAGGTTCTGTTTTATCGAAGGGTAATATCCATTCACATATCCAATCTGGATGTGTGATTGTATATCTTATATTTTCTTCACATCGAATAATTTTTCCGCTCATTACTATAAGTACTCGATAATTAGATTTCAAATTTTTCATCATCGCGTAACCTGTATGTCTTTGCTCTACGCCTGTGCTTAATTTTAATTTTTCTTGTCTTACCACCCTCTGCAATCGCTTGATAGTCAAGAGATAGACGTATCATATTCATTAGCCTCAATCCATCTTCTCGTGTCATATCGCCAATCATGACACCTGATAAGAATGCTTCCTTGTTACCAGAAATAGCAGCCTCTCTCATCTTGGTCCCAGACATCGCCTTAGCACTCATATTGGCCGCATTTACCGTTCTCTCTCCTAGAGAAACTACTTTCAAGCTATCCTTGAATACCTTTTCAAAGGTTGCAACTCTATCTGATCCAACGCCCATGGTAATATCTTCATACCCTGCTGAACGCAATTTATCTACAACATTGAAAAGCTGAGGACATCCCTCGACAGTAGTATCTACAAATGTGACACCGCTAGAAGGATACATCTTTCTCAAGATTTCAACCTTTGTTCCAACTGGTAGTGGGTTTTCATTTAAATCTGTAGATATAAAGTGACCTGAAAGTTTCATTTCTCTATATGCCCTTGTTCTCTTGTATTTTTCCATATCATTTTGTTTACTTGATACAAATACAAAGGCATCTGCGTCTTCGCTGGTAGCTAATTCAGATAGTTTATCTATCAATACCTTGTGACCAATAGTTGGAGGTTGAAATCGCCCAAAGGTAAAATAAACCTTTGAGTGATGTTTTACTATAGATGTCATATCTACATTGTAGTTCTTAATTTTTTAATAACTTATCGTAACTAACTTGAAAGATGGCTTTTCTGATAAATCATCCATGCGCCCTCTCATTTCTGAAGAAGGAACTTGATATCCAAAGCATCTGACATTGAGCACACCAATGCCTCTTGACATAACCTTACCGTTAATGCGTATATTAGCAGGTGCAAAGATCTTATCACCCGTAGTTGGAGGCTTTGGTACAGAATTCAATTGTCTCGTCTGAACTAAGAGGCCATTCAAATATCCTTCCATCAAATGTGGTGTCATTGTTAAGCCAATGCGGAAAGGAGCATGAATGGGCACATTGTCTATCTTTACAGACTGCTGTAGACCATCCGCGTCAAAACATGTTATTATAACTGTATTCTTCTCATTATCTAATGAAACACGCAAACTAGGATTATCCACTGTCTGAGACATCGTAAAGAAGATACGCTGATTTTGTCCTGTACCTAAGTCTTGAGGATATTCATCAATAATCATTACGTCCATTGTTATACTATAAGATGATTGGCCTTCGAGGACAATTGTAGAAAGAGGGGGTGTTTGACCATTTGCCGAGGCCGATGGTGGTGGGGTGCCTATTAAGATATCTCTTACAGCAGCAGCCTTTGGCCAGTAATATTCAGACGTATCTGTGCCGGGTACTGGTATAAACCCTGGTGCTCCTGGTGATTTCTGAAATATTGGTGTTACCCATTGGTCAACAGCAAGTAGTATAATTCCAATTAATAATAAACCTGCTACTACATACATAAAGATACGAACAAATCCTGAACCTTGAACTGGCTGTCCAATTGCATCTGGAGCATTAGGTCCAATTACTGGTTTTAGTCCAGTTGCTGTTTTAATACTCTTTCCTAAATTTGTAACATTTTTAAGAACGTTTGTTATCTTATCAGCCCGACTTGCGTTCATACTACTCTAGAGACTTCTTTCTTGTTTGTGATTTCTTTGGTTTACTTAATGTATTATTCTTGGGATTGTAGCCAATACGCTTATAATAAGGTAATGAGTCTTTCGCCTTACAATCTGCTAACTTCTCTCTCAGATAACAGACAAAGGAAACTCTGCTATATAATTTGTCAATCCCTTGGGTTCCAGTTTCCTTGTCATTTCTGTAAATTTCTGGAATAGATGAATTGAACTTCTTGTCCTCACTGTCTTCCTTTAATTCCGTGTTACAGTGCCACTCGTGAACATCCATGGCTACGAAATCACCTGTTCTCAAATTAATTCCTACCTTGTATCTTGGGAAAATCGTATAACCTCCAGAATACTTGCCACGTTCAATGACAGATAGATTGCCAAAACCCTCTCTTAAGTCTCCAGCATCCTGGTGAAGTCCCGTGCGAAAATTACGATTAATGGTGACAGATGAGAAAGAGGTATCTGCAATCTGGAAAGCAGGATTTCCCTTGGCTCTTTTGTATTGAACCGCGTAACGATCTGGTACCAGCTTTTTAAAGAGATCATCGATGGCTTCAATATAAGGTGTTCCAGCCTTGTACTGATTAAAATAGAGTTGTGTGTAACTTGTTAAACGACAAGGAAGTCCCATGAAGGGTGTCTTTTCAAAATACCCTAGAACAGAGGAGAATACGTTATTGTTTACACGCATCTTACTTAATTTGCCGTTTTCCATGTACTGAGCAGACCATCCCTTAATGGATTTCTTGTTCAACTTGCGTCTTGTCCAGTATTTCGATTTCACGTCAATGGGTCCCGCTGCCGCTCCACGATTTCTAGAAGCATTTGCTGACTTGTAAAAATTCTTCCACGCCAACTTGATTACATCGTGAGGAATTACATTTTTTCTTAGTTTGAACAAGAGTTTCTTACCTCCAGGGGCATCCGGGTCTTCTGCGTATACATCAGCATCTTCATCAATAATTTCATCTACATCTTTTTCACTAAAGTATGTTCCTTCTCTTGCTTTGATTTGGTCGTCAGTCATTTTTTGTTTAAGAACAATTTCCTTTGCCTTTAGCTTTGGTTCCTTTGCAGGTTCCTTCGGCATCTGTAACCCATTGAATAAATCTTCCTCTGGGGCACTCATCTAAATTCACAAGATAATTTAATGCGTAAGAATAGAAATGGAACCTCCTGCTATTGAGAAATATAGAATACCAAAGGCCCGTCTAACGAAAAACAATCGTAGAGAAATTAATGAATACGGCCT